AAATGAAGAAACATACCATAATGGAGTTTTTCTAGCATCAACAAAACACAGTATAGGCAAACGTGAATTTAACCATAAGTATATTATTACACGTAAAGAACACGACACAGTATTATCTAAATTGAAGCCTTACGATATAGTCTTTATTAGTTATAATGAACCAGATGCAGAAGATAATTATAATAGGTTAGTAAAAAGATTTCCAGCAGCAAAGCGTATACACGGAGTAAAAGGAATTCACCAAGCACATATTGAAGCAGCAAAAATATGTGATACTGATTTAGTTTGGATTGTAGATGGTGATGCACATATACTAGATAACTTTAATTTTGATCATGAAGCTAATACATACGAAACTGATACAGTGCATGTGTGGCAAAGTCAAAACCCTATTAATGATTTAGTTTACGGATATGGCGGTGTAAAATTGCTACCTAGAGAGCTAACAATTAACGTTGATACAAATAGTGCAGATATGACTACTAGTATTAGCAATAAATTTAAACCAATGCCTAGTATATCAAATATTACAGCATTTAACACAGACGAATTTAGCACTTGGAAAAGTGCTTTTAGAGAATGTGTAAAACTATCATCAAAAACTATTAAAGGACAAGTAGATGAAGAAACTGAAAAGAGACTTGATGTCTGGTGTACACGAGGAGACGATGCTCGCTTTGGAAGAGCTTGCATTAGCGGTGCTTGCGATGGCCGCAGGTACGGTTATGATAATATCGATAACAACGATAATTTAAAATTAATAAACAATTTCGAGTGGTTATATGAACGATTTCAACAAAATACCCTGGACTGATATAACGAAGTTTGGACAGAAAACTCTCCTAGAGAGCCATCTTTTCACGGTCTCTTGGATCACCACTAGATATTGTAATTATTCGTGCAGTTATTGCTGGCCACACGCAAGATCTAGTGTCCCTGACACGAAGTCGACAGAATTATACTTAAACACCATGGATAGTATCAAAGCACAAGCTCGTGCTAATAACTTCACAAACTTCCATTTTAGCTTCAGTGGCGGAGAGCCAACAGCAAATAAACAGTTCATGCCATTGGTTGAGCATTACTGTAATGACAAAGAAGCTGAATATCAAAGTATACATATGACTACAAACTTGTCACCGGGAACCAAATGGTGGGATAAGTACTTACACAATACAAAAAGTTTACAACGTCGAAGTGTAACAGCAAGTTTTCATTCTGAGTTTGCAGATGAACAAAAGTTCGGCGATAAATGTTTACAACTTATGGAAGGAGGAGTATTTGTTACAATTAACCAAGTTATGGTTCCGGAGATGTTTGACGAACTTTACGAACGTCTTGAACGATTTGCCGCCAGAGGCATTAATGTTACTCTCAAGCCACAATCAGATCCATCCGCTAGTTTTGTCGTTCCAGGATACACCGAAGAAGCAATCCGAACAATGCAAAAAGGATTCCCACAGCAAGTCTACGGAGAACAACTTGCACAAGTTGCCCTCTACGACAGCAAAGGAAACGAATACGAATTAGACCAAGCAGAGAGATTTAATGCATTTGGTTTTAATAAGTTTAAAGGTTGGTCCTGTAATGCAGGTTACCAAGGAATAATCATCAGGGATACAGAAGTTAGAAGAAGTCATAGTTGTCATGACGATATACTAGGAACAATTACAGATGGGTTTGAAATATTTAAAAAGCCTACTCCGTGTATAACACCTAGTTGTATGAGTAGTGCTGATAGTAAACTACCAAAGTGGAGAAACCCTTGAAAGTTGATGTAGAAGACGTATTATTTTGGATGGACGCAATTCGCAACAGTGACGACCGATACCGAACACTTGAAAGTTTTTGGAAAGGCCAGGTACATAGTAAATTATGGCTTATAGAAAAAATGCAAGAATACAAATTACAAGGTAGTATTGCTGTGTATGGCGGATGGAACGGTGTACTTTCAAACCTATTGTTCAATAGTGACCTTTGTATATCAGATATCGAAAGTGTAGACCTTGATCCTACATGTAAAACTATTGCAGAAACTATTAATATGCGATATCATATGCAGGGTAGATTTTTTGCTACAACAGCAGATATGTGCGAATACACTACAGATGCAGATGTTGCTATAAACACTAGTTGTGAGCATCTAACACAAGAACAATATGACAAATGGTTGAGCAATATTCAACCAGGCACTAAAGTAGTATTACAAAGTAACAACTATTTTGATCTTGATGAACACATACGATGTGCAAGTAATATGGAAGAATTTGTTAGACAGTCAAATGTGTATGTAGCCTATGTAGGAGAGTTTGAAACACCTAAATATACTAGATATATGATTATAGGTCACAAGTTTAATTCGTAATTACAGTATGTATTTTGTAATCTAGTTCTTCATTAAATTCTAATAAATGATATGTTTCAGTTTCTGTATGATACCCTATTACTTTTAGTGAATGATTATGCATAATAGGTCTTCCTAGTAAATAATCCTTTAAATGTATTTCTTTTACAACAGTGCCACTAGTATTAACTTTTAATATTGGACAATCTGAAGTTTCTAAAGGAAAGAACACAGCGTGAGTGTTAAATTTTATTCCTGACCTAAATTGATATCCTTTAAAATTAACACTAAAATTGATAGATTGTTTTGTTTTAGTATCAAATATTAATCCCCAATTACAATCATTACTGTCGTCACCATGCGGCACAGCAATAATCTTATCTCCTATTAGTACACCGCCACTATATTTCTTAGCAAAGTCCTTACATTGTGTTTTGTATACTTTTATTTCTTTAGTTTCGGTATTAAATTCAATAACTTCGTTTAAGCCTGCTGTTTCGCCAAAGGGTAATGCATACAATATATTACCCATAACTATAATATCACTATATTTTCTTGCTATAGAGTTATCAATTCCAGTTACTGGATAACTGTTAATTTTTTCACCATCAAACTCTACAATTAAATTATAGTTAGATTTGTCACTGCTAGGCATACTCCAATAACTACCGTTGCAATAAACGGTTCCTATATGTAACTTAGAACCTTGTACAGGCATTTCAATAAAATCAATATTCTTATCCAGTCGCATTGCAAACTTACTACCAAAGCTAAATGCTATTTCGCCATTAGTTGCTAGGCTGTAATATTGACTATTGTCTGTATCTATATTATAATATTTAGGTTTGTAGTTTCTAACTTGTACAACAGAATCCTGTGTAACTAACCATATATCATGTTTAACAACTTTGTATACATTTATTTTGCTAATTGGATCTAATATGATGTTTCTATTTTTATTTAAAATCTTAAATGTAGAACTATCTGATATCGAAACTAAGTCGTTCTTGTATTGACAGACAATCGGATCTAAGTATTTTGGTGCTAGATACGGCATAAGTATATTTAACAATTACTCTGACTCAAAATAAGAGATATGAAATATAAAAATGTTTAAATTTAATCAACTAAAAAATATACACCTAGAGATTACAAATCGCTGTCAAGCAAGTTGTCCTATGTGTAGCAGAAACTATCACGGCGGGTTGGAAAATCCATTGATTAAAAATCAAGATTGGACAATTGATGATTTTAAGCACATCTTAACTAGCGAAGTACTACACCAAATAAACAGTTTTTACTTTTGTGGAAACTTTGGTGATCCTATCATCAATAACGATTTAGCAGAAATGTGCAGCTATGCAACTGATGTTAAACCTACTATAGAGATTAGAATACACACAAACGGCGGAGCAAGAAGTACAGATTGGTGGAAGAAACTTGCAAAAGCATTGCCTAGTAAACATTGTGTTATTTTTGCAATTGACGGATTAGCAGATACGCACAGTCTATATCGTATTGGTACTGACTTTGACACTGTATTAAAAAATGCAAAAGCGTTTATTAATGCAGGCGGTATAGCAGAATGGGCGTTTATAAAATTTAAACATAACGAACATCAACAACTTGCTTGTGAAGCATTAGCAAAAGAACACGGCTTTGCTAGATTTACATACAAAGATAGTGCAAGATTTGTTGCTACTAACAAGTTTGAAGTTTTAGATAAAAAAGGTCAACTTGAATATTACCTAGAGCCACCTACAGGAAGTAACATAACTCTTATAACCCAAGATGTACTTGACAATTATAAAGATGTAGTAGACGCTAGTGAAATAGACTGTTTTGTTGTAAAACAGAAAGAAATTTATATAACAGCACAAAGAGATATTATGCCCTGTTGTTTTTTAGCAAGTGCTCCGTATAATTATATACACCCTAATGATTTAGCCAAAGACATTAGAGAAAAGATGAGATCACAGCACTCTAGTCTTATTGCAGATTTAGGAAATACAAATGGTCTTGATCGTTCTATAAAAGATGTAATAGATTCTAATGCTTGGCAAACAGTATGGCACAAGTACTGGAATTCAGAAAAACTAATTACATGTGCAAGAACGTGTGGAGTTAACAAACTCAGTAAACCAAAAGATCAGTTTATTGAATATATTGAACTATGATTAAGGAAAACAATGTCTGACCTAAAAAAGTATCAAGCTGAAATTGCACAAGTAAGTGGCACAGAAACATTTTGTGTGTTACCTTGGATACATATGGCAACTAGGCCAAATGGTGATATGCGATTATGTTGCACGTCTAATGCAAGTGGCGCAGGCGATAATCATGAAGTAGGTCTTGTGAAAATGGAAGACGGCAAACCTGCAAACTTTGGTACCCACACTCCTTTGGAGGCATGGAATAACGATTATATGAAAAGTGTACGTACAACTATGCTTAATGGTGAAATTCCTGCAAGTTGTACAGGTTGTTTTAAAGAAGAAAGCCAAGGCATTGTAAGTAAACGTATTTGGGAAACAGGCACTTGGCACCGAGACGATAATGGCGTAGACATTCCTGAACTTATTCGACAAACAAAAGAAGACGGCACTGTGCCAGAAAATTTAAAATACTTGGATCTAAGATTAGGACATACGTGCAACATTAAGTGTGTAATGTGTAGCCCGCATGATTCAAGTAAGTGGGTTGCGGACCATAAAAAACTTATTCCTGTATTACAAGATCCTGAAGTTAAAAGACAAATGCAATGGGATCGTAAAACTTTTAATAACAAGTGGCACGAGAAAGATTCATTCTGGGAGGAAATTAATGCACAAATTCCTAACCTAAGACAAGTGTACTTTGCTGGAGGCGAGCCTCTAATGATTAAAGAACACAAAATGTTTATTAAAGAAATTATTCGTCAAGGATATCAAGATAAAATACTATTACGTTATAACTCAAACGGATTGCTTGTAGATGAAGAATTAATTGAGCTATGGTCAAAGTTTCATAAGGTTAAATTTGCTGTTAGTGTTGATGCAAGTTTTGAACGCGATGATTATATTCGCTTCCCTACAAAATTTGCTGATGTAGAACGCACATTGCATATGTTAGATAATACACCTGACAACATACATATTAGTATGGCAACAGCAGTACAAATATTCAATATTAAACATATGCCTGATTTTATAAAGTGGAAATTAAACAGTAATTTTAAAAAGATGAATACTGGCTTAGTAGGCGGAGTACAAATGGGAGGCGGATTAGTTAATATGCACCTAGTACACATACCAACGTTTCTTAATATTACAATACTTCCAGAACAAGACAAACAAGAAGTGCGTGAACGTTTTGCAGAACTTAAAACATGGCTATGGGAAAATTATACACAAGACGATGATTTTTGGATACATAATCCATCTGGTTGGCCTAAATGGGAAGGCTTGTTAGCACATATGGATTCAGCAGATAACAGTCATTTACTTCCAGGCTTTAAGGAGTATGTAAACAAACTTGATGCTATTCGTGGATTAAACGCAGCGGCAATATTTCCTGAGCTGGCTCATTTACTTTAGTTAACGGAATATCTGCAGCACAAGTACACCATTTACGTGTACATATTACAGCCTGACTAGGATGTTCAAAAGTTCCTTTATAAATGTTACCTAGACTTCCGCCTACTCTACAAGTAGCACGATGAACGTCACCGTCCCAGTTGATCATTAAACTTTCAATACCGGCATTACATTCCCAGCCTTCAAATTGATTTAGTTTGTGTTTAATAACATCATTGGCATGCATTTCTTCTTTATCGTCAATGATAACATTAGGCTTTGCTGTTGATGTTTGATTAAGTATCCACTCTAAATCTTTTGGATCATAACGCATGTCATCAAACCAATCTCTATTATCGGCTTCTGTCCAGCGTATGCGTCTAATTACATACGGAATCTCGTGACCGTCAAATACAATAGTAGCATGTCTTACCTTGTCCATGTATTCATGGTGTGCCATTATGTTAAGTTGAAACGGTACGTTATCAACTTCGTTTGCTTGCGCCCAAATCAAAACATTATTAATTACTTGATTAACCATTTTGTTATCGAAGTGTATGCTGAATACATAATGATTTACTGGTAAACTTTCATAAAACCTATAAGGCAATGTTCCATTTGTTGTTACATTAATCCATTCAACTTTATCTCGAGCGTATGCTAATATTTCTTTGATATTAGGATGCACACACGGTTCGCCTCCTGTAAAACTAAGTCTTATAGGTTTGCCTATTTCTACTAACTTATCTATTGCATCTTTAAATGTTTGTAAAGGTGTATGCGGGCTAAAGTTATCGTGAATCTCAGCAGGGCAATATCCGCAATCTAAATTACAGCGTTTGCCCATATTCCACTCAACACGTATACTATCTTGATGCGGCCATTTGCTTATTACTTTATGCATTGTACACCTTTAACTTCATTATATTTTTTTAAGTCTGTTGTATCAATATCTTCAACTAGATCTGCTACAGGAATCATTCCTAAATTAGGATTTTTAAATTTAAATGATTGTAACTTTAACCATAAATTTATATAAATTTTTCTTAGTAAGTACATTGGATAAGGTATTGCAGGTCCAAACTTAACCATGAAATCTGCACTATAAAATTCTTGAGGTCTTATTCCTTTGGCTACACTATCGTTGTCTTTAAAAATATCTAAAACTGTTTTTCCAACTTGACAATAATTTATGTATACAGTTCCGTGAGTCCATTGAAATGTAAAGTGTTTCATGTCTTCTTGTGTTAGGTTTATTATAGGTCTATCTTTAAAAGTAACTACTACTGTAGGATGATTTGTTGTTCGTAATTCTGCTTCTAATTGATGTATAAGAATATTAAAACGCTCTACACATTTTTGTATTTTCTTTGGAGAATTATTAAACCATTCTGTTCCTATAGTTGCTTCTCCACGCAAGTCTTCAAAAAATTTATGCAGATAGTTTAAATCTTGTTGCATACTAGCACTATTAGTACTGATATATCGATCAATATAAACTCCGCCCTTGTTCATTTCGTCAATACAATCATTAAGTTCATCAATAAGATTATGCGTACCCCAGTTAGTAAATCTATCTATTTCATATAACTTATAATTTTTTAAAAGTTCTTTGTACCATTTTTTAGCAATACTAGTATTTCTAACTTTAAACGGTATACTAGTATCTTCTTTGCCGTTTGTTAATATAAGGTTAAACATACGGTTCAAACTCTGGATTAGATGCAAGGAAGTCTTGCCCGCGAGTTTTGTCTAAACGTCGATTAAACTCTATACAGTCTTGCCAATGTGTGTCATACATGCACTTTGATTCTAAGAAGTTAATGTTATCTTGTATCTGTTGTAGTGTCACAGTTTCTAATAGTTTATGCTGTTTTACCATTGGGTATTCTAACACTTCTGTTTTCATTTGTTCTAAACGTGCAACTACCTTTTGTTTTAATTCAGGCGGCAATACTTGCGCACTTAGACTCATTGGATAACTTACTCTATGCGAATAAAACACAATTCCCATTTTGTTAATAAAGTGATCAATAACTTTGTCTATCTGCATTATATTGTTTGCTTGTACAGTAAATGCACCTACTACACGGCTTACATTAGGAAAGCTCTTAAACACTTCAATGTTTTCTTCTATTGTACTAAACTTACCATTGCCTCTAATGTATTCATATGTGTCGTATATACCGTCTATGCTTACGTTTACAGCAATGCTTTTAAACTTAGGCCAATAGTCGTGTATAGTACGTCCGCCCTTTATACCAAGCGTAGTACCGTTTGTAGCATACTTTAGTTCTATGTTGTCACCATACTCTGCAAGTTTATCTAGTATCTTGTAATGGTATGGATCCATTAGCGGCTCGCCACCGGCAAACTCTACACGCCTAAAGAATGGCAACAATTTTTCAAATGACAACCACCAATTATCGCTGTTATCAAACGGCCCAATATATTGTCCTGGTTTAGTTACAAGTGCATCAACAATTGGAATTAATATGTTGTCTTCTTTTTTGTAAAAATCTGTAACTTGGTCCCAGTCTTTCCAACTAGTACTGTCTAAAGGATTGCACATACGGCACTTTAAATTACACAAGTTATTCAGCTTAATTTCCATAGTAGGAAGCTCAAACGGCATGCTGTAATCTTCGTCTAATGCGTCTAGTGCATCAGGGTATAAGTTGACCCTAGCTTCAGGTATTACCCCTGCTATATGACGCTGTCGTAAGCTCTGTACACCCTGATCTTCAAGATCAAAGCACGGTTTACATACATCTGGACGCTCATCATTAAGTACTTGTCTACGCACTTCACGCATAGCATCGCCGTTCCAAACTTCTTCCAATGTTTCATTTTGTATATAACCAATTGGCTGGCTACGGCAACATACTTTAATAGCACCGTCTTCTCTAGTAGCCAATCCAGTAAATGGGTGCATACAGAATGTACAACTTTTAGACATTATCTATTCCCCATTGACGTTCTTTACACCAAAAACATTCTCCACATTCTGGTACATCTTGCCCTGGTGTATATGTTGTATAATCCAAACCTTCAAACTCTCCTTCACAACTACGAGTAAGATTTAATAAGTCTACGATATCGTTTTCGTAGTATTGTCGTATAATCCAATCCTTTTTAGTATACACAAAAGGATGACAGATGTCAATACCATTATGTACAAAATGAGGAACCAACACACCTTCGTTACGTTCTTCCATTTCTCCAGGTATAGATATATCAGGATTCATATTTACACCACCGTATAATGCGTCTAAGTTATATTGATGTGCAATGTATTCATTATGCGAACGTAATATAATCCTATTACCTGATTTCATTTTACCATACTCGTCTTTGATAAGATAATCAGTAGGCTCTTCTAATTCAGGTGGTATAAAATTTTTATGTACTATGAAATTATGGTCAAACTTACTTTCAAACCAGTCAATTACTCTGTCAACAACAGGGCCTTGCCATGGTCTTGTTTTCCACATACGTATTTGGTTAGTAATATGTATATCTGTAGTTACACTTACATTTTTACATATCAAATAGGCAAGTAACGCACTATCTGCGCCACCGCTAAGACTAATGCCTATGCGTTTCCACATCTGGTTCAGATACAAGTTCATGCAAATATTTATGTACTAAATATTTTATAATACATATTATTGGCAGGATTTACTATGCTTCAAACATTACCTTATACAGTTGATTCAACACTTCTTAATGAAGCACAGAGTTCTGTTCCGTCTGTAGATTCTAAACTAACAATTAATCAGCCAACTGGCAATTTCTTTTACGACTCTTGGGAAATTAAAGAAGAATTTAAAGGTACAGTTTGGGAAACACTGTTAAACACATTGCCACTAGATATCGGCGAAGCAAGAATTATTGTACTTGGGCATGGAACAACTTATATGTCGCATACTGATATTGATGACAGATATCATCTAAGTATTAAAGGACAATATTCTTTTTTAATTAATGTAGACGATGAAAAAATGTACCCTACAGTAGCAGATGGACAATGGTACGAAATGAATACTGGCCTACGCCATGTAGCAGCAAATTTTGGATCGTATGACAGAGTACAACTTGTTATACGAAAACTTTTAAATAAGCCAACTTTAGAAAATTGTACAACTGTAACAATTAAGCCAATATGCGAAAATCCTAGATTTGAATTTGATGACTTGATTAGTCCATTGTTAAATAAATTAAACAAACAACAGTTAGTTAATGACTTTAATATTTTGCAAGACGGTGTTTCTTTTAATCTAGACACCAATGCTATAACTCGACTAGACAGTATAGACCGTAATAAATTTAATATCCAATTATGTGAAACATAAACTTTGGAGTCATACCTGCGTTAATACCGCTATGCCATTCGTAATAATTATTCCAATGAAATAACGCTCCAGCCGGACAGTTATACAAATAATCTTGACCTAGCATAAAAATATGTCCAAGAACTTTACCTCCTAATGACATACTATAGCGTTTGATTCCGCCATGTTTTAAATATTCTTGCTCGTTGTCATCAACGTCCCAGTGCCAAGGAGCATAGTATCCAGGATCAACTCTACTAATCCATGCACGATGTACACCTTTTAAATTTAAATGATCTGCAACATTGTCAACAAACTCTTGTGGGAAATGCTCGTTAGGATAATAGTTTGTCCACTTCATAGCATCAACATTAAAGTTTCCTTCCTTCCAGATAGCATGTATCTTTCCGTATTCGCTATTGTCTAAATTCCATCGACTTGGATCAGTAGTAACATCTGAGCCTGGTTTGTCTTTTAATAACGTTGTTAGATCTTTGTGATTATAAACATTAACAAACGTACAGCTCTTTAAATTATTGTGGTCCATAATTATACTTATCGTCTTTAAATGAGTCATAAGTATAGTTATGAATACGAGTAATTGGAAATATTATTACAAAAGAACAGCTGATAATATAACATCATCATCTAACATGTTATATACAGCCTTAATGAATCCAACTAACGATATTTTATGTAAACATTATTGCATCAATGAAGACTATCAAGGCCATCAGCCTGGTATGACACAAGAGATAATTGATTTCTTTTTTGAAAGAGAAGTAAAGTTTTTAGAAGAGCTACAACATTTAGATTGTACTCCTAAACTTTTAGAAGTTGATCGTTCCAATAATAAAGTTTTTATAGAATGGAATACAGAAACACTATCGCAGATAGTATTTGATCCAAACAGATCAATAGATGACGAATTTCCTAATTGGAAAGATCAACTGTATAGCGTTGTAAAAGAATTTAAAGATAATGGCTATTATAAACTAGCACTATATCCGCATTGTTTCTTTATAAACAAATCCGGCACTTTAAAAATTATTGACTATTACGCAGTTGTGCCGTATGACGATCATTTTATTGAAAGAAAACTAATTGCAGGTATGATTGGAGACCAAGGCTCCTACAGATTTGACCAATCAGAAACTGATGGCATAATTGATCTCAAAAATTTCTTCAATCTCACGATGAATGTACACTTACCAAAGTGTTGGCCGGAATGCCCATTTCCAAAGATTTTTCAAAATCTTTATTAACACAATTTAAAATAGGAATATTAAAATGTTTTCGTTTAACGAATTGTCTCAGATACAAATAGAAATTACCAACAGGTGCCAAGCTAGTTGTCCTATGTGCTTGAGAAATATTCACGGCGGAATTGAAAATCCTCTACTAAAGTTAAATGACTGGACGTTAGAGCAGTTTAAAACAATATTTAATAAAGAAGTCCTTGCACAAACTAAACATATAATCTTTTGTGGAGACTTCGGTGATCCTATTATTAATAACGATCTAATAGATATGTGTCGGTATGTAAAAGATAATAGTATAACAAGTATAAGCATAAACACTAACGGTAGTGCAAGATCAGTTGATTGGTGGACTCAATTAGCATTAGCATTACCGGCTGAACATACTGTAGAATTTGCACTAGATGGATTAGCAGACACGCACAGTCTTCATCGAATAGGAACATCATACGATACAATTATACGTAATGCTTGTGCATTTATTGAAGCAGGCGGAAATGCAACTTGGATGTTTATTAAATTTAAGCACAACGAGCATCAACTAGAAGCTGCTAGACAACAATCCTCTGACTTAGGATTTACTGCATTTAACTTTAAAACTAGTAAACGATTTGGAAAACCATTTCCGGTATTAGATAAAAAGGGTAATACTGCTTACTATATAGAACAGCATTCTAACAGCGATATAAACCCTGTAGAATTTAACGATTTAAAAGATTACAAAAAGTGGGAAGTGGATATAAGTTGTTTTACACACGAATCCAAAGAACTGTTTATAGATGCACACGGTCATCTAATGCCGTGTTGTTTAATAGCTTCGTTTTTATACGCAAATTATGATACAAAATTACATAGTAAATATAATCTAATAGATGAAACATCTATTGTAAGTCTTGCTAAAGAAGTACAAGACGAAGTTTATGATCTAATTAACGAGTTTGGTGGACTAGAAAGTCTAAACGCTAACACACATGGCATTAAGCACATTATGGACCAACCTGTTTGGCAAACACTTATTCGTAAAAAGTGGAGCAAACATTCTTCTTCTCCATGTAAAATACTTTGCGGCAAATCTTCGCCGTATATAAGGATAGACGAACAGCTTAATCGCGATGATTTAATCGTGAAGAGTAATTTGTAATGTAAGTCTTGTATTGTAACCTATGTTAGCAGGTCCGTGTATACATTCAGGATCGCTCCATTCATACAAATCACCTGCCTTATAGTTAGACAACATTTTATCATCATACGCAAATATGTGTCCGGGCTCCCAGTCTTGTAAAAACATTGTATAACGTACAAAGTTGCTAACTTCAGTTAAGTGTGGATCAATGTGCATTGCTTGAAATTCACCGGGATATAACTTTACAAACCACCACGGCGCATGTTTTCTAGTTTCTGGTAGTTCAGGATATACGAAATCGTATCCTTCCATTTCTGGTGATCCTGCGTTAAGCTGATGAAAGAAAAATACATTCTTTGAATATCCAGGCCTTGCCATTTCTTTAAACTTTTCTAAAGTCTCGTTTCCGGTCCACCGATCTGGTTGCCATACTGGAGTTGTTTCGCCTTGCTTACTGTTTAACATATCAATAATATTATGTTCAGCGATCCAGTTTGCGTAATTACCTATATAATTCATTTATTAATACCACTCTTTCTTGGTGCATAAATATATTTATTGAATCCACTAAAAGGAATGGCATGAATCGACACTGTATATTATTCAACGACAATCAACTAAAAGCAAGACGGGCTAGTGGAGCCTATCGTGTTGCTAATCTACTTGAGCGCCTTGGATGGACTGTTGATGTTATTGACTGGACTAAAAGTTGGCCTGAGGATAAACTATACGAATATCTTGACAAGAAAGTTAGCGATGATACTCTAATGTTTGGCTTTAGTTATACTTGGATGCAACCTCAATGGACACAGCAATTTATAATTGATCTCAAACAGCGTTATCCGGGCCGCAAGTATCTTGCAGGTGGACAACAATTCTATCAATATGATATAGGTTGTGACGCTATGCTTTACGGCTATAGCGAGATGGTTATAGAGAATATATTAACATGGTGGTTTGAAAACGGTGATGCACCTCACGGAACACGCCCTATTGATCTAGGAGGAGGACTTCTTATAGACTGCAATAGTACATATCCGGCTATGGGCTTAGAAGAATATAGTGTACAATATGCTCCAACAGATAGCGTACAGTCTCATGAGCAGCTCACTATAGAACTTAGCAGAGGTTGCAAATTTGCATGTAAATATTGTAATTATGCATTTCTTGGTATTAAAGAAGATACTAGTACTTGTGAAGAAAATTTACGCAACGAGCTTATGGAAAACTATAATAAATGGGGAGTTACTAACTATGTTATAGCAGATGATACTCTTAATGATCGAGAAACTAAGTTAGAAATGTTAGTACGAGTAGTTGAAAGCCTGCCATTCAAGCCTAACTTTAGTGCATTTATACGTATTGATTTAGTAATTAGTAAACCTCAACAAATGGAAATGTTAAGCCGTGCAAGAGTATGGGCGCACTTTTATGGTGTAGAAACATTTCACCCAGCCGCAGGTAAAGCCGTAGGCAAAGGAATGTCTCCTGATCGTATCAAACAAGGATTGATGGACATGCGTAAACATATGATGGATACGTTAGGCTTATACAGAGGTACGTTGGGCATGATAGCAGGCTTGCCACACGAAACACCAGACAGTTGGCAAACATCAGAAGATTGGCTTCGAGACAATTGGAGTGATCAGTGTTGGTACTGGTGGCCACTTGAAATAAGTACAGACACTAACACATTAACTACTAGTGTGTTTAGTAGAGAATGGAAAAAACATGGCTATCGATCTATAACAGACGAAGATGAAATTAAAGAAATAGATAGTAAATTTAACAAAAATAAGACTAATGTGCAACACAAGTTTGATAACAACAGTCTTATATGGACAGCAGATTGGGCCGATATAAATCAAGCTACTGACTTTTGTACACAGTTCCAGACCGGATTTCATAAGTTGTCAAAGAAACTATCAAACTTTGCAATATTAAGTGAGATTACTCGTGTAGGCCACGAAAAGATTTTGGAAGTAACTGATCAAGAGTTGCGTGATGCTAGTTATGACTCAGAAGCTATAGAAATTTATATTAAAAACAAAACTTCTTTATAAATCGTAAGAGCTAAAACACGCAATTATTCTTGTGCTCCATCCTATATTACATGCACCATGTAGTGCTTTACTATCATCGTACATAAACAAGTCTCCTTTTTTATAACCAGTTGCAAGTTGATCTTCGTAGATAAACACATGCCCTGGTTCGTAATCTTGTAAAGCCATCCAATAGCGTTTGCTATTTTTTTCTATAAGAGAATGTGGGTCTTTGTGCATAGGCATTTTATTGCCTGGATTCATCTTTATAAACCACCATATAAATTCACCTTCTATTGGTATAGGTGATTTAACTTCAAAAGGAAATGTATCCCACTCGTAGATATACCAATATGTTTGAGTTATATCGTATCCGTGTTCTGCTGCTTTTCTAAATTCTTCACTGTCAGGATTTCGGCCACCGCTAGGACGACATGTACCGTCATTGGCTTTTATGTAGTCGATCCATTCTGGCTGAATCCAGTCTGCGTAATTACCTAAATATTTCATTAATAACTTTCTAAGTGATCTATGCCCAAAGTTTTACGGAATTCTTCTGTAAACTTACCGTCAATACGTAATGCATAACTTTGTTCCATAATGCGCTCTCCGCCATGCCAGTCTTGATCATTCCACCAAGCTGCTCTAGTATTAAGATATGTTTTATTTTTAGTTTCGGGGTCCCACAAATAAAATGCTTTCTTAGTATTAGGACGAATATGTATAAATTCGTTATTGTGTGGAAATGATTCGTTCATTCCGTTTTTAGCATCAAGGTCTCTGTGTTCAAACGGAACACCGTCTGCTTCGCAATGAAAGAATATAACACGACCAATGTGTTCAAATATATTGTCTTTGATTAATTGTTCTGTCCATTTTACTGTTTCAGGAAAATATTGTGCTTCTTCTGTTAGTTTACGTTCTGCTGTTCTGTCGTCCCAAGACCCTTCTTCCCAAAGGAAATAATAAATGTAAGGATCGTATGCACCTAGTGCCATTTTTAAGTAACGTGTAAAAACGTTACGTTGTTTGTAATCTCCAAAGTCTGACGGCATAAGTTTCATACCTTCAATCTTGATAGGATTGTCATCTGCTAGTAATTGAAATTCTTCTAATGCTTGATATATAGGTTTCCAATTTAACGTGTAACTCATATCTTCAAAAGTAAACCCAGGAGCCATCCATGTACCTTCTTTAGCAAACTCTCTTGCTGTTGCAAAGCCGTGTATTATTTCTGGTTGCAACTTTTCGAAAGTTTCCATATCGAGATATTTTTCTAGATCAAAATACGGTGTTCCGTTGATTCCTCTATTTGCCATAATTATCTATCCATTCCTTTGGTATTGTATCGGGTAACATTTTTCCATTGTTTATTGCATGATCTCTTAATATAACTTGATGCACTAACGGACTAGGCGGCTTACCAGGAAGTATATCAGCAATTGCCTCCGTTTGCATTTCGCTCATGTCTAGTGTTTTAACATCGGGCCATTGAATAAGTTTTACTACTACTCCATTAATCTCAACTGGATAATGCGCTCTAATGCCTAGTTCAGGCCTAGGTATGAAACTCCAGTTGTTCTTTTCTGCAATTGCCTTTGCACGTTTAACTAATTCACTTAGGAACATTTTATCTTGATCAGGACATCTGCCTATTTCAGTTCCTACTCGAATTCTATATAGGTCGCAATATTTTTTTACACTACTGAATTCTTGTATTTCAGATAGACAGTATTCTAATTGATCAAACCCTTCGAGAGTATAACTAATATTTTTTATTATTAACCCCATTGCTTTACAATTATCTAATCCGTCTTCTTGCTTTCCTCGTACAGTGTGTCCTTGATAGTCAGGATGATTAAGACCAAAACCCCATACTACATTATCAAATTTTGTAAATTGACTAGCATAATCAATTCTTCCTAAGTTAACACCATTGGTTAAAATCATAATACCACGAGGCTTTCCGGGCAGTGCTTGTATGGCTTCTATTATTTGAGGCAAGTCTTTTCTCGTAGTTGGCTCTGCTCCTACTAGTGCAACAGGGTATCCGTCATCGGGCCAAGATTTAATTGTTGTTAGTATTGATAGTATTGCTGGATCTATAGATCTACTATCAGGTTCTTGATAACAATGCGGACATGCTAGATTACATTTATTAGTTGTTTCGATAAAATAACTAGTTAACGGATGCCGTGGATAATTATAATTTAAATAAAACTCTGCATCTGGCTCTACAAGGTGTTCAACATATCCGTGCTCTGGGCATGTTTTACTTAACCATATTTGATTATCTTTTTCGAATCGTATAGCTGGCACATGTCGATAACATTGTTCACAAACCGATAATGTATCTTTAAGTTTTCTCATTAAGTGCTCACTTTTTAATTATATACTCATATTTACCTATAAATATCAGTAAGGAGCAGTGTTATGGAGTATTATTGGAACAACGTACCAGGTGCTGGACTTTGTAGGAACAATTTAATCTATACTAGTTTAATTAGCAAAGACGAAAAAACATTTTGTCAATGGTATTACAATGATGAAAAGTATCATGGTGGACAAAATCAAGTAGTTGATGCTAACCTAATGCAAGAAAAATTTGATAGAGAAGTCGAATACTTGCTACTCATGCAACAGAATTGTCCGCAATATATTCCAGAAATTATAGATATAGATATAGAAAAAAGAAAAGTATATCTAAGAATACAAGGTCCTGACTTTTGGGAACTTGCAGGTTGCGATCAAGAAAACTATGATAACGTATTACCAGATTGGCAAGAACAGATGCTAGACATAATTCAAGCACATAAGAATCTAGGTATTTACAAATACAGTATGCACCCTAGCAGTTATTTTGTAGTAGACGGTAAGTTAAAAAGTATTAACTACTTCTTTGCGTATAATGAACAAGAGGGGCCTATTAGTATAGCAGATCACTCTAGTCATATTTACAGTACACGCCAAGAAGAAATGCGTAAACATATTGAATCATTAGGCATTGAGTGGGATACTCCTCAACCTTTAGACTTATTAGAACAACTATGTTGGGAAAGTTTTAGAAAGAACTATCCCAACGACTTTATAGAGAAAGCTAAATGTATAAAATAATTCCTTGGAATAAAGACTTAGACTTAACAGACTTTTATAAAGAAGCTGAAAAAAGAGGATTTGTAAATAACGCTAGTCAAAAAGCAATGATAGATTGTTTTCGTAATGAAGAAGAATGGCAAGTTTGGATATTATATTATAATGATCGTGCTGTTGGCAGTGTAGCTGCTCATAGTATAGAAGAAGGGTATCGCATATGTACAAGAACATGTGCATTTACTGATCTAATGCCGGTTGTATCTACAAGAACACGTACAGGAATTATTACGCATCAACATGTTACAGCACAGTTTTTTATGCCTGCTTGTATTGAATGGGCAAAAGAACCAATGTATATTACAACACATCCTAGTAAAGTAGGTACACAAAGACAAGTACATACTATATGGGGACCAAGTCTAGAAAAGACTGGAGTTCTTACAAAAGAATTTGAAAAAGAATATCGAGGTCACGTACAAACATTCTGGAAATTAAATACCGATGTATTTTTAGACCAACTAAACAAATATCCTAAATGGTAATATTAGTTTAAGTTTACCCAAGCAGATCCGTCATATCCTTGGAACTTAGCAACATCAGTTACAAATACCATCATACCTGCTGTCGGGGTTGTAATACCTGAATCTCTTGCACTAGCGTCAGCATATACTCCAGGAGTAATAGCGCCAGGTGCTTTAAACTCACCTTCTTCGCCAAACATGTATGCATTATATGTACCAGAGCCTGCACCAACAAGAAGTGTTGCACTAGATTTAGGAAAATCTTGGGTTACATCACCGTCGCTTGCAATTGATGTATATAGTAATGCTGAAACATGACCTTCTCCAGAAACAGCATCATAAGCGGATATCTTCCAACCACCTACTATATCGCCTGCCTCAACAGCAGTCGGGGATTCGGTTGAACCTTTAACAGAGAGGAAGTCTGTATAAGGGAACCCGCCAGCATCGCCAGTAGTAACAGTTTTAATCTGTAATGGTGTTCTGGCATCGTTTTCTAAAACCATAGTTCCATCAGCAATACCTGATCTAAATACGTTTGTAACAACACTAACTGCTTGTAATTTACTATTATCATAGTCAACTATTGTGTTACCGCCTGAATCGATTACGCTACCAGTAAGATCACCTTGTACATCACCAGTAATGTCAATTTCGTAAAGTGCGCCTGGTACAATACCAGAACCATCTGAAGAAGCATCATCAGCAGGAGCAAAATGTGTTCCGTTCCATTTAAGTACTTGTCCAGTAGTTGCAGGTGTTGTAAGGTCTATATCTGATAACTGATCAATACTTTTGTCGCCTAATCTGGTTGCGTCACCAGCTTCAAATACCAATGCACCAGCGTTATATACTAGACTGTCGCCATCTGTTAATGCTCCCGTTTGAACATCATCTAAGTTGTTTAACCCT